CGAGGAGGCATTGAGGAAGACGAGCGCGGCTAAGCCGGCCCCGGAGGAGGTGAAAGGCAACGAGCCTAAAAAGACCTTCCGCAACGCACACGAGGAGATGCTTTACAATCTGAACAAAGCAAGATAATTAACTGAATATAAACAAATTAAATTAAATCAATATGGCATACACAGTTACAGCGCTCCCTGACTACGTGGAGCAGAACAGACTGCCTCTCTTGGCAGCTTCAGTCCTCAAGGGCAAGACCGTTGAGGTTATCAACCGCCAGAGCGGCATCAAAGGCAAGGCCGCACTGAACATAGTAGACATTACCGCACCGTTCCAGGCAGGGAACACCTGCGGCTTCAACGCTTCAGGCAACGACACCTTCTCGCAGAGAGTTATAGAGACCGTTATGGTCAAGGTGGAGAAGGAGTGGTGCTGGAAGAACCTCATCGGCAAGTGGGCCGAGTATGAGTACAGGGTTGTCGCAGGCGAAAAGACCCTTGCTTTTGAGGAGTTCTTCCTGAACGAAATCGCAAAGGAAATCGCCGCCCAGATTGAGGATATCATCTGGAAGGGAAATGCCACTCTCAGCATCGCTGGACTGCTCGGCAATCTTACAGCCGCAAGCGTAAGCGCCACCCAGTTCACTGGCACTGATGATTACGCCAAGATTATGGAGGCCTATATGGCTATCCCAGAGGCCGTACTTGACAAGGCAGCCATCTTTGTAAGTGCCGGCCGTTTCCGTGGCTTCGTGCAGGGGCTGGTAGCAGCTAACCTCTACCACTACAATCCAGAAGCTCCAGTAGACGAGGTTATAATCCCTGGCACAAATACCAGAGTTATCAAGGTGAACGGACTGAACAACAGCACCTATGGCACCGTCTCCGATGTTGTGGTAGCAGCAGACCCGATGAACCTCGTTTACGGCTATGATGTAGAGGATTCCGCCGAGGCTCTTGATGTATGGTACAGCAAGGATAACGATTCTATCCGCCTGCGTATGACAACCAACATCGGAACACAGGTGGCCTTCCCTAACGAGGTTGTAGTGATGGGTGACTAACAGGAAAGGGGAGCATCCCTCCCCTTCCTTTTTATTAACCGAAAAAAAGAGATAGAAATATATGGCTTGTTTACAGACAATCAACGGAATAGCGAGGGATTGCGCTGCCAATATGGGCGGTCTGAAGAAGGTCTATATCGGCCCTTACGATGAAGGACTGACAATAGAACTGACTTCAGGAGCAATCTCTACCTTCACCCCATCTACGGGTGCGGCAAAGCTGAAAGCGTTTAACTTCCGCAGCGGCGCAGCCAGCTTCACATCTACCAGTCAGATAGATGCCGTAAGCGGCGTGTCTATGGTTCAGACCCAGCTGGTGATGAACTTCGGAAGGATGGACGCAGCCAAGCGTGCCGAGATTCAGGCTCTCCTGACTGGCGAGGTAATGGTTATCGCAGTGGATAACAACGGTATGGCGTGGTTCTTGGGCAAAGACACCCCGGTAGTGGCGGTCGGAGCGCAGAACGCAGCCAGCGGCGCAGCCAAGACCGAGGCAAATCAGTATTCAATTACCCTCCAGGATGAGAGCGCAGAACTGCCTTACGCATTTGCAGCACTTTCAACCTTCAGCGGTGCAGTGGAAGAAGTTTCCTAAAGAGTTGTTTTCATAATCGTTTAAGTTTGTTGGTGTGGAGGGCGGTGGCGACATCGCCCTTTGCATTAAATAGTTAGAGAGTATGGGAGTTAGAACACATTTCAGGATACTTTGGAGGAATACGGCCACGCAGGAGGTGACGGTGCAGAGTGCGGTGAACTCCTCCGAGAGCGATATGTATTACACCTTCCCAGTTCCTATCTTGAGCCGTGGAGAGTACGAGTACTTCATCATTGCAGACGGAGGCGAGTTGGAGGTCAAGACCAACGACATACGCCGCAGCACGATTGACGGCGAGGCGGTGGTTATCTATGACCGAGGACTGGCGCAGGTGGGAGAGATTTCAGCAAACGATACAACTTACAACATAGCAAAGACTTATGAGCAATACACAGGCGAAGAAAACGCAGCCGAGTAAGGTCTGCTTCGCCGCCTTGAATCCATATATTGACACCGCCCTTCCAGAGCCGGTTCAGAAGGAGGTAAGCGGCAAGTCGTACATCCCTTACGGAAGCGACAACCTCTACCCTCTCTACCTGCTTGGCCTGTACGAAGGATGCAGCACCCTGAAGGCTATCATTGACGGCAACGTGGACTATGTGATGGGAGATGATTTCGGCCTTGACGCTCCGCTTGGCAAGGACTACGCCGCAGAGGTCTTGAGGGAGGTTATAAAGGACTGGTACATATACGGCTACGGCTTCATTCAGGTGCTGCGTAACCCACTCGGCGAGGTGGTGGACCTCGTACACCTGCCTGCGGAATATGTGAGGACGGACAAGGAGCATCAGGCCTTCTGGTACTGCGAGAAATGGAGAGGTTACGGCAACACGAAAGCGGTCGTATATCCTGCCTTTATGCGTGAGGGCGATGCAGCAAGCAGCGTGTATATGGTAGGAAGCGGAAGGGGTGTGTACCCTGCACCGATTTGGAGCGCAGCGGTGAAAGATGTGGAGATAGAGAAGAAGATTGAGGATTTCCACCTGAACGAGCTGCGAAACAACTTCTTATCCAGCCTCTTGATTAACTTCAATAACGGCACTCCAGACGACAAGGTGAAGGCGGAAATTGAGACGGCCATCAACGAGAAGTTCAGCGGAGCAGAGAACGCCGGAAGGATAATGATTTCCTTTAATGAGAATGTACAGAACAGGGCGACCGTAGACAGGCTCTCCAGCGATTCCTTTGATACGAGATACCAAGCCCTTGCGTCAAGGACGAGGGAGCAGATTTTTATTGCGTTCAAGGCCCAGCCGCTCCTGTTCGGTCTTACCAGCGAGAGCCATACAGGCTTCTCTACAACTGAGTTCGGAGACCTGTTCAGGCTTTACAACAAGACGATGATAAGCCCACGCCAAGATATGCTCCGCAGGGCGATGGCTGCCATCTTTGGCCGTGAGGCATTGACGATTACACCGTTTACGATATGATATACATAGACGAAAATACAGATACTATGAACCTTCCAAAGACATTTGCAGGAGAGGTGGTTTACCGCAACGCACCGAGGTGGTTGAAGATTACGAAGCCAACCCAAACGATTACCTCGTATTCAAGCAAGGCCGAGCTTTGCGCTGGCTTGGGCATCAGCGAGGGCCAGTTGGCTGGCTTGATGGCAGGAGACTACGTAGGCTTGCGTACTGATACGCATATAATGCCTATCCAGGTGGCCGGATATGAGAATACATTAGGATGGCAGTGTAACGCTGGCCATTACAACATTGACGAGTTGGGTGCGGCCATACATATCATAGTGGGAGAATCCACTTACGGCGTGCTTTATAGCGATTACGAAATACATCAATAGCTATGATACTGCTTACATCTACGGAATATATCAAGGCCCACAGCGGCCTGAATGACAACACCTACGACAAGATGATTGTGCCTGCGTTGACGAGGGCGCAAGACCTTGACCTTACCGAATGCCTGGGCGAGTGCCTGGTGTCTGCCCTTCAGACGAAGGTGGGAGACGGCACGATTGGCGAGGCTGGGAATGTCTTGTACAAGCTGCTGCTTGACAACTATGTGCAGCCGTTCCTGACCTACACCACACTCGGAAACATAACCCTTGAACTTGGGCAGGTGATGGGCAACGGCGGTATTGACACCGTTACCGATGAACACCGCCAGAGCCTGACCTTTGACGAGCGTGGGCAAATCAAAGACTACTGGCTGCACCACGCTGACGCATACCGAAAAAGGATGCAGAACTTCCTGAAGAACAACCGAGGGGCGTTTCCTGAACTGTCAGGCTGCTCGGCTTGCGATGAAGGGCCGAACCTGAATAGTGCCGCAGGCAGTCCTATCTGGCTGGGCGGTGCAAGGGGCAAGATGATAACACCTAACTGCTGCGAAGAATGACACTACGGGAACTTTACACGGCGATTGAAGGGGTGGCCCAGAGCGTGCCCGATGTCAGAACTATCATTGAAAACGACATCTTGAAGCTGAACACGATGCGGAAGGCGGAGTATAGCGTCTTTGGCATTACGCAGGAGAGCCACACGAGCAGCGACGGCTGGATGTCGTTCACCCTGAACCTCTTTTTTATTGACCGCCTTCTGAACGCAGGCGACAACGAGCTGGAGGTTCAGAGCCACGCCATTGAGGTCTTGAGGGCCATCCTGATGCGTGTGGGTGAGCTGGTGGAGGTTGGCGAGGTACGCTATACGACCTTTACAAACCGCTTTCAGGACCTCTGTGCAGGTGCTTGGGCGGTGGTGACGATACGCACCCCCGAGAGCGATTGTAACGAGATTTTTAACGACTGATAAATACTTGGTTTTATGATAATTGGAAAGGATAGCGTATGGAAAATGCTGGCATTGTTCGCCATTGTTCTGCTGGCGGTTTTGGACATTATCTTCTGCTCAATGAAGGCAGTGTATATTCTGAACGCCCTGCTCGTGGCAGGCAGTCTGCTGGGCATAGCGGTAAAACTCTTTCGGAAATGGAGCGCAGAGAACTGAACCGCCTGAACGTCCAGCTCATCGTTGGCGTGGTCTTGGTTGTGGCAGGTCTTGTGCTGATTTTCCTCGGCCTGTTCATCCCGCCGAAGGGGGAGATACATAACTCCGTCCTGATTGCCTATGGCGAGATAAGCACTTTCGCTGGTGCGTTGATTGGGGTGGACTACCACTACCGCTTCAGGGAGTTTGAGAGGACAACCAGGCGGACAAGGGAGGACAAGGATGGCGAGGTGTGAGCATCTGATTCCGTTCATCTTCCATTGGGAGGACGGTGTGCCTAAAAGCTGGGCAGACCGCCCTCTCAATGTGCAGTTTGGAAGGGCAAAAGAAAGGGGGCTTATACTTCTGCCCTTTGACAAGGGAGGGCCAACGGTCTGCGGCGTGACCTATGCCACCTATTGCAGTTGGAAGAAGCGGCAGGGGCAGCCCACGCCCACGGTGGAGCAGATGGTTACGATGTCTTGGGAGGAGTGGTTCGGCTTGTTCAAAGGCTTGTTCTGGGACAGATGCAGGGCGGATGAGATAGGCAGCCAGGCCGTTGCTGATATGCTTGTGGACTGGACTTGGACGAGCGGAGTGCCGTGGCCTGTCAGGAGGCTTCAGAAGGTCTTGGGCGTGGATGTGGACGGAGTGGTCGGAAGCAAGACGCTCTACGAACTGAACTGCTGGAATGGCGAGGAATTGGCGCAGGTCTTGGCGGAAGAAAGGGCTGACTATTACAAGAGTGTCGTAAAGAGTAATCCGAAGCAGGGTGTGTTCTTGCAAGGGTGGCTGAACCGAGTAGATGATTGCTTGAAATGGATGTAAGGAAGTGTAGGAACTGTGAGCATTGTGTTTGGTTGAACCGCTGGAGGTGCAGCCTTGACCGCTGGGAGTTTGACGTATGGAGTGGATGCTGCTCCGAGTTTGAAAACAAGAAACCTTTAGGCGAGGATAAATATGGAAAGTAAACTGACTTGGGGAGAGCTGGCGAGGCTTACGGCTGCGGTACTCCTTTTCGCTGGAGTGGTCGTAGGTATGAGTTGGAAAATTAGCAAGCTGGAGGATGAGGTAGACCGCCTTCGTAATGCTCCGGCGGATACTACTACTATCATTAGGCATGACACTATACCGATTGATAACCCGACTCTGGTCGAGCAATACGAGAGCGAGAAAGAGAAGGTGGCTATTGAGGTACGTAGGCTGCGGAAGCAATTAGCAGAAGCATTGAACCTCCAAGCTGATACCATCATTGCCCATGATACAACAGAGAAATTAGTCTTTCTCCCACGTGAATATATGGTCTACAAGGACTCCACTTATCGCGCCGTAGTCAGCGGTGTGCAGCCGAGGCTTGACAGTATTGAGGTCTACCGCAAGACGCAGGTGCAGACGATTACCAAGACCATCAGCGTGCCTGACCGCAAGCGGTGGGGCTTGGGCATCCAGGCAGGTGCAGGTTGGAACGGAAAGAAGGTGCAGCCGTATGTCGGTCTGGGAGTGAGTTACGACCTTGTGAGGTGGTGATTTGATGATTTATTTAGCAGTGGGAGGGTGTTTGCCCTCCCTTTTTTGTTCGTTTTTTCTTTTTTCTGCCATTTTTTAAAAGAAAAAGAATCCGTGTCCTACGCACTTGTAGCCGTGATTTTGAAAATTCTTTGAAAAAAGTTTGCAAAATCAAAATAAATGATATATCTTTGTACTCGTAAACGAAAACAAACAACATTAACAAAACACAACGATTATGACAGCAAAATACAACTACCGAATTATCGCAAGTATGAGCGATTATGATAGCAGCAGACACCCAGAGTTCAGCAGCAAGCCGCTGGTTGAGAAGATAGGCAGCACCGAGTACAGGATTTGGAAAGACGGACTTTCAAAGGAGGAAGCCTACAAGGAGTTTGAAAAGTGGGCAAGCGAGGAAGGGTTCTGGTATGATGAGGAGGTGATAGCCGAGGAAATAGCTGAAGCCAGGGCCGAATGGAATGAGGCCGCAGGTCCGAAAGCGGACGAGGGAATGTCCGAGTACAGTGCAGAGGACTGGATGCAGGAGAACCGCTGGTACGAAGGGCCAGGCTGGTATGCGGACGGGCAGCTCCTTTGGGATGGAGAGAGCGAGTATTACCACGATGATATTTGGACATTTGAAATTCAGGAGGCGTAAGGATGAGAGGAGGGTATAGACCAGGAGCAGGCCGTAAGGCATTGGAGGGGGAGCGTAAGTCGCTAACCCTCCGCCTTCCGCTTGACTGCATTGAGATACTGAACGAGCGCAGCAAGCAGGAGGGGGTATCAAGGACCGAGATTGTTGCTCGGCTCTTGCGAGAACAAAAATAATGACTACCTTTGCGGTGAGCTTTCAGAACTTTCATAGATCGCGAAGCTCATCGTTGTGTTGAGGGGGTGGAAACACCCCCTTTTTTGTTGGATTTTGGTGCGGCGTTGTTGCTCGGAGGTTGCAAGGAATCGCACAACCGCCAACAGCGCAACGAGTTACAAGAACGAGAATACAAAAACGCTACATTTATTGCAGTCTTTTTTGTAGATACCTGGAACGGCCCTGGGTGGCTCTCCGTCTTACATTCTTTCCACTCCGTTTCTTTCCTTTTGTTACAAATCTTCCTATATTTGTTGCTCCGTTGTTGCTCCGAGACGATGAAGGCAAAGGCACAAGTCAGATTACGAAGAAGGAAGATGAAGGGCGGCGGTTGGTCGCTCTATCTTGACATCTACCACGCAGGGATGCGGAGGTATGAATACCTGCGGCTCTACCTTGCGGAAGAACGGACACCCGAGGACAGGCAGAAGAACAGCGAGACCTTGAGGCTGGCGGAAGCGGTGGCAGCAAGACGGAACATAGAAGTACAGAGGCTGGGTGCTGCTATGACTATGCCGAGCGAAAAGAGCGTGAGGGTGCTGCTTGCGGAGCAGCTTGAAGTGGAGAGCCAACGGAGCGAGGGCACGCAGGAGGTGTGGCGGTGCTGGGTGAATCGGGTGAACAAGTGGAAGGGGGTGGAGGTATCCTTGAAAGATGTCGGCGAGGAATGGTGGCGGCGGTATATGGAATGGGTTAAGGGCAGAGGTCTGAAGCCGACCACCGAGCACCACTACCTGAACAGGATGCGTATTGTTCTGAACAGGGCCGAGAGGCTGGGAGAAATACACCTAAATCCGTCAAAAAACACCCGTTTAGCCGCAATCAAGCGAGAGGAAAGGGTTTACTTGACCGTGGACGAATTGAGGCAATTACGGGCACATCCGTATGCAAGCACCCCACTCGGTCGGGCGTTCCTGTTCGGCTGCTTCTGCGGATTGAGGTTCAGCGACATCAAAGCCTTGCGGTGGGAGGATATTCAAGGCAGCCGGATTATCAAGAAGATAGTCAAGACTGGCAGGGTGGAATACATTGACCTCAATGCCCAGGCGGTGGAGATGCTGGGCGAGAGGGGCAGCGGCCTTGTCTTTGATATACACGTGGGCGACAGGGGTTTAGCCCTACGCAAATGGGCTGCGGAGTGCGGCATAATAAAGCACATATCTTTCCATACTTCAAGACATACCTTTGCAGTCCTGATGTTGAGTGCAGGGGTAGATATATACACCCTTTCAAGGCTGCTCGGCCATTCTTCCGTAACGGTCACACAGGTATATGCTGACATTGTTGACGGAAGGCGGAAGGCGGCGGTGGATTTGTTCCCGAAAATTTAGGAAGGTGTGAGAAAAGGCAGTATCTTTGCCGAACCTCTTGACAATGGGCGTGAGCAGTTGCTCCGCCCTTTTTTTATTGTTGCATCTTCTCAATGATTCCGATAAGCCTTTTAATTGTAGCCTCCAGTTCGGCTATCTTCTCGTCCTTCTCCTTGAGCAGCGTGCGGTTCTTTTCTTGTATGTCGTTTTCTTCAAGGAATACGGAAATATCCTTACCGATGCCTTGAGCTATCTTCTCCAGCATTCCAATTTTGACCGAAGCGGTACGCATCATTCCGGACACCGTTTGAGGGGTTACGCCTAAAATTTCTGCAACTTTCGCCTGGGTAATGCCCAGCTCTTTGAGTTTTTTCTGAAAATCTTGACCATTCATAATCGTTTGTATTTGTGTGAGTTATATTTTCGTTGCAAAAAAAGTTAGGCAAATGCTTGTTTATGTTAGGTAAAAGCCTTACATTTGTGGTGCATTTGAATTAAAGTTAAATAAAAATAAACGAAAAACACAACGACAATGAAAGCAATTTAT